GCATTTCAGAAACTGCAGCTGAACGCGGGCATTCTGCTCTCTGACTTTGACCCGGCCACCGGCGAAGTGACGGAGGCCGACCTGATGGGCGCCACCAGCGGCGGCGTGAACTTCACCGCTACGCCCTCCTTCTCTGACTTCGGCGAGGATATTGACAACTGCCCGGTCAACGTTCTGGAACTGAAAAAGCTGGACAGTTGGGAAGTAAAGATGTCCGGCACCTTTATCACTGTGGACACGGCCAGCGCAAAGACCCTAATCGGCGCGGCGGATATCGGAACCACCGACACCACCAAAATCGTCCCTCGCAACGACATTCTGACCACCGATTTCAAGGACATCTGGTG